TGGCGAAGGGCGATCGGCCGTATCGAATAGCATCGATTGAATAACTCAGCTTATTAAGATCCTTTCGGAAATTAGACATAGGTGTTTCGACTAGTATTTTAACTAATCGTCCACCTAATAAGTCCAATGTCCGAACGAAATGTTCGACCGAATTAAACAATGATGGTGGCACTTGCATAACTGTTGGAAGTTCTCCCTCACCTTTTAACGTGAATTTCGCAGGTCCGGTTTTAACCGCACTCTCGAAATCCGACGCTGTCCAATCGAACCAGACGTCCCAAGGTCGTACTTCAGTTGATACCGAAGTAGCACCTTGATTCGGAAGAATTCGAGAAATCAGTGTCTCAAGGAATGAGTAATAACTCATCCGTTTAAGAACCGAATCCCTGAACTCGTCCGCCTGCTGTTTAATAACAACTGGCGTGGCAGGGAAGGCTTTCGCCAACCTTTGCACCCGAGCTTGGTAGTTCTCCATCATATAGATTTTGAACTTTCCAAGGACAGTCTCGATTTGAGATTGTGTAAGGTAAGGATTTCCTTTTAATAAGTTAGCTTGTACTTCATTGTCATCAACTGGCAAGTAGTAAGCGAATAATAGAGCTCGTACTCGACTGTTTAGGGATCCGATATATTTATTAACGGACCCTCTTACGGTCTTTCCGTACCCTAATACTCTAAGTAAAGCGGGAAAGGAGAGTTTGAATTTTCTGGCAAAGCTAATAGCATCCGCTAAGTAGTAGTTAGCCGAAAGGAACTCAGTTATAGGGATTGGAGAAATATCCACACCCTTATAAAAGGTTCTTTTCGCAAACTCAACTACCATCCCATCATGGGATAGTAGCGATTTTGCTATTCCGCATTCCACTCCTATAGCTTCAACAATCAGTAAATACTGACGTTTAACTTTAGGACAGAAGATAACCAAATCATCTCCCAACACCGCATACTCCTTAAACCACACGTTCCGAGCATACCCAGCCTCCCACGCCGCCACCTGCACAAGCAGATGGTGGGTGATGGCTAGCATTGCCCAAGAGGATAAAGCACCCATCGGCTGTCCAACAGAATATTTCAGGACAGAATAGGGAATACCTAGTTTCGGATTTTCGGGGAGAATGTACTCTCTGCTTACAAGCAGACGAGCCCATTCAACCGAGAAATCCTTAGAAACCAAGTGTTTCACTAATTCCATCTGAATACTCATAGGTAACCGATCAGTAGCCGCAGAAAGATCAAGCGAAAACGCACTAGCTACTTTACCAACTTTCGTTCGTAAAGGTTTTAGCTGGTCGAAGGTTCCGTCCTCTTCTACATATCGAAGAGTATCGAAAATCCAAGAATGGAAGGGTTCCAGGGCCCATTGGGTCCAGGCATCCACCATTGCGAACACTCGAATCTTTCCAGGCTCGTGTTTAAGCCCAAGCCGACCGATGGGCCAATTGGCCATCGACGGTAGAACGTCCAGAGGAACTTGCACTGCACTCTGAAATATTGCAATCAATCCCGGGAAAGGAACTTTCGTTCCCTTCTGAAAGAATTTCATGAAAAATAACAGAGCAGTATCAAG